GGAGCGGGGCCTGGGGAGGCCTACGGAGGAGCGGGAACAGTTGCCGCAGCAGACGCTGATCATCGTCAGGCCGGGGGAGACGGGGGGGTTCATCAACGCCGGCCCCGTGGTCGAAGGAGAACTGGTACAGAGAGCGATTACCGAACCGGAGGAGACTGATGCCAACTGAGCAAGCACTTGACGCGATGGTTGAGCGGGTGTGGCACAGGTTCCGTGGCCAGGTCGGCGCAGAACTAATGGCTCTCGGCTCGTCGTTAACCGTCGATGAGGAAATTGAGCGCCGCATTGCGCGACTCGGGCGCATGCGTAAGGAGTTCCGCACGCTTCTCGGTTGGCGCGCTCGTAAGCCATCCGACGATCAGGTCCGTGATGTCGGGGCGTGGCTTGCCGAACCGGAGGAGACCAATGCCGACTGAACAGATGGAGAACGTGCTGGCGCGCCGCATCCTGCGGGACGCCCGCAGGCGGGTATACGCCGAGACGCGCTACGACTACACCATGCCGTCGTACCGCCTGGGCGAACTGACTGAACTCGCGTTCGACGATGCTCGCGCGGCGCTCGGATGGTATGCCCGCACCGACTGAACAGAAGCAGCTTCGCCTCACCGCGAAGCAGGATGCGTTCTACACCCTCGTCATCGACGAGAAGGTGCCGAACGCCGGGTACATCGGCGGGCTGGGGTCGGCGAAGACGGTCTGCGGCACCGCGCTCGTACTCAGTCTGCTACAGGCGTACCCCGGTATCCGTGGGCTGCTCGTCGCGCCCACCTTCGACCAGTTGAAGCAGGGCTCGCTCCAGACGTTCATGGAGTGGTGCCCCCAGAACTACATCCTCAGTCACAACCGCACCGAGCACATCATCCAGTTCAACTTCCTCGATGACGAGGGAAACCCTTCCGAACTGCTCTACCGCTCCACCTCCGACATCGACCGCATCCGTTCGCACGAGTACGCCTTCTGCTGGTGGGACGAGTCGGCGATGTCCCCGGAAGACGCGCGGCAGGTGATCCGTGGACGGCTGCGGCACAGGAGGGGATTGCCGCTGCGCTCAGACGGTCGCGCGGACTGGCACTACCCGATCTTCGACACCACCACCCCGAGGGGGCGGAATCACCTCTACCGCGCCTTCTCGCCCGACACCATGCCCGGCGAGTCCGCGGCCATGCACGACTCTCGCCGCAGCCGCTTCAAGATGGTTCACGCCACGACCTACGACAACCAGGAAAATCTCCCCGTCGGCTACATCGAGGAACAGGAGGCCGCCCTGCTCGGCGACGAGCAGTTGAGGCAGCAGGAGATCGAGGGCCTGTTCGTCACCTTCGAGGGGCTGGTCTACCCACAGTTTTCCCCCGATGCCCACGTCCGCCCCGTGGACGCCCCCGACCCCACCCCCTACACGTCCCCGGAAGTCGTGAAACGGGTGGCGGGGGTGGACTTCGGCGGCGGCGACCCCACCGCCGTCGTCATTCTCGGGCAGGGGAAGTCGGGCAAGGTCCACCAGTACGCGGAGAAGGTCTGGCCCGGCGGTCAGAACCCCGGCGACACCGGAATCGGAGAAGTACTCCATGAATGGAACAAGAAAGCCCCGTTCGACGCAATCTGGTGTGACCCCAGTAACCAGACTTCTATCGCGACGCTCCGCTCGGCCGGCCTTCCCGCCGGCCCCCTCGTCTCAGCCAGGGGCTCGGGTGGTCAGGGTCTTACCGCACGGGCCATCAACGACCGTGCTGTCGGGATACGCCTCGTGGGGGACCTTCTCAGCCGAAGGCAACTTACCTTCAACCCCGGATGTGCCCAGTCCATCTCCGAGTTCTACTCCTACCTCTACAAGTCGGCCGTAGACGGGGAAGGCAACCAGTACCGCACCTCCACCCCCATCCAGCATCACGCCGACGCGATGGATGCAAGGAGATATGCGATAATGGGGTTGTTCACGAACAAGGGCCTCTCCCTGCACGGTCGCGGCATCAAGGCGCGCCGGCGGAAGGTGAGACGCCGTGCCCGACGAATCGCCGCCTGACCCGAACAAGCCCGTCACCACCCACTTCGGCGTCGAAGCCGATTTCCTGCGCGATCCGATGGCCTGCTGGTGGGGGGTCGGGCAGATGGAGGAGATGGGCTGGGACTACTCCGTCTACGGGCGCGCGCTCCGTCAGGTCGAGGTTTCCTTCTACCGGGGCGGGGTACGGGTATCCGGCGAGGGCGAGACGTTCATGCTCGCGTTCTGCCGCGCGGTGGCGGCGATTGACGGGTCATAGGATCACTCGCTAAGATGCTTGAGCAGTTACGGGGAAGTGCCCATGCCCGATCTCGACAAGTTCAGCGCCCACGCCGTCCGTGACCATTCCGGTCTTCTCACCCCCTCCCGCGACCCCCACGCCGTCACCGATAAGCACACCACCGCGAAAGCTCCCGAGTCCGGGGAGTTCTCCGGCGACGGGGTGAAGACCGCGAAAGGCTACGCCGGCGCGGATACCCGGGGCCTCTAGTGGGGCTCGATTACCGTCTCCTGCGAGATGCGTACATCGACCGCCCTGAGGAGACGAAGGCGTTCCTCCGACGGTTGAGTGCCGTTCTGCGGGCTTCGGATGTTGAGACCATCACATTCTCGCAAGCGTCGTACGAACGCGCGTGAACGGCGAGCAGATCGCCGAACGCCTGTCCGTGGCCCGTAACCTCGACCGCATGGCGCGCGAGTACATCGTCATGCACGACACGCACCACGTCCGCACATCCGACAACGGTCAACTCGCCTTCTGCCCCGTGGACGCCACCCTCTGGTCGATGCAGGAGGACGAATCCCACATCGAAGAAGTCCCTGGATTGTCGTAAATGGCCCTGACCGAAGAGCGTGAGTTCCCCAACGCTCGCTGGGACAACCTTGAAATCGCGAAGATCGTCCGCGACCTCATGCAGCGGTTCTTCGCCCGCGACCAGCGTCTGCGCCTGCGCGACGCCCTGATCTTCCGCCGCACGTGGGACGAGAAGAAGACCGGCCAGTACGTCCCCGAACCCTTCAACCGCTCCCCCTCCATCATCAAGCACGCTTCCGGCATCCTCATCGACCGCGCCCAGTTCCTCGCGTCCAAGGCGGCGGAGAACTCCCCGAACATCCAGGTCAACGTCAAGGCCCGGCCCAACCAGGACCCCTCCGGCCTCGCGCACAGGCGCGCGACCGAGCAGGAAAACGCCCAGAACGCCATTTACTGGGAAGCGGATCAGGATTACGAGACCCCGATGCAGCAGGTCATGGCCTTCTCCGCCATCACCAAGGGCGTCGGCTGGTATCTCTCCTACGAGAACTCCATCGGCTGGAACCTCCCGTCCCGTGCCTTCTACGCCGATCTCTCGAAAGAGGAGATCGACCGCCTCGGCGGTGCGGAAGCCGTCACCGACGTATTTCCCGGCAAGGGCGAGGAGTTCCAGTACGCCGAGTCGCTCGACCTCTTCGAGCGCCGCAAGCTCGACGCGATGCGTGAGAACGCCACGGACGGGGCATCGCTGTTCGTGATCGAGCCCCTCCCGCCCGGTGTCGTGTATTACCGCAAGGACACCCGCGGCATCTCGCTCGGTGCCGTCGTCGAGGAAGTCCCGAAATGGAACATGGAGGACGAGTTCGGGGTGGTCGAGGACGAGCACGGCAACCTCGTCATCGGCATGGACCGCGGCGGGCAGCACGGCGTGCAGAGCGCCGACGAGCAGCGCACATGGCTCCGCATCCGCCTCTTCACCCGCGACGAAATCTACTACGTCATCTCCAAGCACGAGGGCGGCCGCCCCTCCGGCGACGGGGTGATCGTCTTCCACACGAAACACGACATGGGCGAGGTCCCGCTGTTCCCCGCCGCCGCGAACCAGACCGATTCCCCGCTGGCCGAGGAAGAGTTCATCCCCCTCCTCGAAGGCGCCTACGCGATGGTGCCGGGGTTCAATCAGGTCGCGACGCTGCTCAGTAACGCCGCCATCTTCAACACCACCCCGCGTTACGTGATTCTCCGTCACGACGGCTCCCCCGTCATCGACCCCGACACGAACGAACCCCTGATCGTGGAGACGGAGAACACCGCCGGCCTCGACCCGCAGGTGGCGTCCGTGATCGAGACGGGCGGCGGGCAGTTCCAGCAACTGAAGATCGAGAACGTGGACGACCTCACAGGCCTGCTCGAAGTGTGGGGCCGCGCCATCGACCAGACCCTCCCCCCGGAGGCGGCGATGGGAGCGAGCGGGTCGGAAGAACCCGCATGGGGCACGCGGCTGAAACAGGCCGCCGCCAACGTCAAGCTCATCCCCGTCGTTACCAATCACCCGAGGGCGGTACGGAAGATGGCACGGATGCACGCCCGCGTGATCCGTCACCGCAAGCAGAAGGTGATCGTCTACTCCAAGCCCGCGAGGCGAGGACGCATCGGTAACGTGCGCGCGGAAATCGAACTCGACCCCGATAACGTCTCGCTCGACATCTCCGTGCGGCAGGACAAGGCCGACGCGCAGGAGAAGATCGTCCGCACCCAGATCGGTACGGAGCTGTACATGGCGGAAACCCCCGTCATCGGCCCCAT